GGATTTGGCGGCAACTGGGTTAAGACCTCTTACAACGGAAACATCCGTAAGAACTACGCTGGCATGGGATATACCTACAACGCTGGTCTTGATGCGTTTGTGCCGCCAAAGCCTTTTGCGTCTTGGGTTCTAAACGACACCACAGCACAATGGGAATCTCCAACACCGATGCCATCTGACGCTGGAACTGGTGAGCCACCAAAGCGTTATACATGGGACGAGGCTACGACAAGCTGGGTTGAGGCTGAATAATGTCACCAATAGACCAAGTTAAAGGACAACTTGATACTCATGAAGCAGTGTGCGCTGAACGCTATGCAGGCATCAATGCTAGGCTAAAGAGACTAGAACAGATCCTGCTTGGAACTACTGGTTTCATTGTAATTCTATTAATTAGCTTAGTTCTTAAAATAGGTTAATATGAGCAGAAAAGTCTCCGCTGTTACAACTAAGGCAACTACCACTAAGGATACTATTCTTACGGTTCCTACCAAGAATACTGGTCTTTGGCAGGTAATGTATGTTATTAGTCTTACCGGCAACGACACGCCAAAGGTCTATTGGTACGATGTCTCTACTAACACTGAATACTTCATTGTTGGTGGTAAGAACTTAGGTGCTGGTGAGTACATACTATTAAGTAATGCCGAAGTAGTAATGCAGGCTGGAGATCAGATTCGTGTACAAAACTCTGGCACTCAAACAGTAACCTATATAGCAACAGTAGAGTTTATCCCTGAAACCGCAGTCCAATTCCAATTCTAAGGAGAATAGTATGCCAATGGTAAACGGAAAGAAATACCCTTACACAAAGAAGGGCAAACAAGAAGCAGCATCAGCCAAGATCAGCAAACTCCGTAAAGAAGGTATGCCACAGAAGCAGGCAGTTGCTGTTGGCCTAGCCATGACTGGTATGTCTAAAAAGAAAAAGGCTAAAAAATGAAACAATTTAAACCATGCCCAGGATGTCCTACTCCTGCTAAATGCAAAGCTGCTGGTAAATGCATGAAGAAAAAGACTAAGAAAGTTGGTACTTCTCGTGGCTACTAAACCTGGACTCTATGCAAATATCAATGCAAAACGTAAACGGATAGCTGCAGGCAGTGGTGAGAAAATGCGTAAGGTCGGCTCCAAGGGGGCACCAACTGCTAAGGCATTCAAACAAGCTAAGAAGACTGCGAAGAAATAATGGTAAAGAAAGTATATCAGAACCCAGAAGGTGGCTTAAATGCCAAAGGCAGGGCATACTTTAAGAACAAGGAAGGCGCTAACCTGAAGCCTCCAGTATCCGCTAAAGAGGCTTCTAAGTCTCCTAAGAAGGCTGCTCGTAGGAAGTCCTTCTGTGCTCGTATGAGTGGCGTTCCTGGCCCTATGAAGGACTCCAAAGGCAGACCAACAAGGAAGGCCTTAGCACTAAAGAAATGGGACTGTTAAATGGCTAACAAAACTTACTTAGAACTTGTCAATGAAACCTTGGTTCGCTTGCGTGAGCCAGAGGTGACTGCTGTTACTGACAATGCTTATTCTAAACTGATTGGCAGGTTCGTCAATGACGCTAAACGGCAGGTTGAAGATGCTTATACTTGGAATGCCCTGGCTGAGACACTGACAGTAACCACATCTGCTAACCTGTTTAACTATGTCTTAACTTCCATCGGTCAGCGGTTTAAGGTTATTGATGTTATCAGTGCAGAGTCTGACTGGTTTCTGAACTATGAGACAACTAAAAAGATGGATGAGTTGTTCTTAAATAGCGGAACAGTCTTGACTGGTGCTCCTGATCGTTATAACTTTAACGGTGTAGACTCCAACGGAGATACGCAGGTAGACCTCTATCCTGTCCCTGATGGTGTCTATAACATCTACTTTAACGTCATCAAGCCACAAGCAGAACTGTCTACTTCTTCAACAGGGATCAAGGTTCCTTCAGAGCCTGTAATCTTCCTAGCCTACGCCAAGGCCTTAAATGAGCGTGGTGAGGACAACGGTGTAAACAGTGTTGAGGCTTATGAACTCTATCGTCAGTCTCTAGCAGACCACATAGCTGCTGAGGCTAATCGTTACCCTGAAGAACTTGTCTGGGGTTCAACTTAATGAAACAAATAAAGACCGCTACTATTGCTGCACCAGGCTTTCTAGGCCTAAACACGCAAGAAAGCAGTATTCAGTTGTCTTCAGGCTATGCTCTGAAGGCACAGAATTGTGTCATTGATAGGTATGGTCGTATTGGTGCTAGGCGTGGCTGGACACCTGTAAACTCAGCAGTCAACACAGACTTAGGTGCTGCTAACGCTGTAGAGTTTATATTTGAGATGATTGACGGTGGCGGCAACCAAACCATCAGTGCCGGTAACAATAAACTGTTTACTGGCACCACAACCATGACCACCAAGACTGTCAGGACACAGGCCAATACCGCTGATGTATCTTACACAATAACAGGTAATAACTGGCAAGCTGCGGCTCTGCCTTATGGTGACGGTGCTGACGCTATCTCCCATGCCTATATGGTACAGACAGGACACCCTGTACTGGTCTACCACAACCTGCCTACTCCAGGCACTGGCGCTACCTTTTCTGTTACTACAGTAAGCAGCGGGGCTATTACCGCAGTCTCTGTTACCGCTGCTGGCTCTGGCTACGGTGTTGGCGATGTTCTTACGATGTCAGGCGGTTCTGGCTCTGGTGCTAAGTTGACTGTAGCAACCCTAAGCGGCACCGGCGTAGCCACTGTAACTATCTCTACTGCTGGTACAGGCTACACTGCTGGTAATTCTTTGACCAGCACAGTAACCACTGTTACTAACGCACACACGCATTCTGGTTCCTTTGGCTTTCAGCAGTTAGGCGATGTTGGTACATTGCCAACAGGCTACTCAATAGCAGACTTTAAGCCTAACTGTGTTTTAGCTGCTTATGGTCGTATCTGGATGGCAGACATTGTTGGTGATAGGCAGACTGTGTACTTTAGCAGGCTCTTGGACGGCTCTGACTTCCAAGGCGGTGACTCAGGCTCTCTATCGATCAATTCTGTGTTCCCTAATAACGACCAAATTGTTGCTCTAGCGGCTCATAACGGCTTCCTAATTATCTTTGGTAGGAACAACATTGCTATCTACAGCAACCCCATAGATGTCACTTTACTGGCCTTGGCAGACTATATTCCCAATGTAGGCTGCATCGCTAGGGACTCTGTGCAGAATACCGGCACAGATATTCTCTTTTTGTCTGACTCTGGTGTGCGTAGTCTCCAGCGGGTCATCCAAGAGAAGTCCCTACCTATGCGGGATGTGTCCAAGAACGTCCGTGATGATCTCATCGCTGCGGTGTCCTCAGAGACAGCCAGTACCATCAAGTCTGTCTACTATGACAGGGATGCCTTTTACTTGCTAACCCTGCCAGCAACTAGGGTCACTTACTGCTTTGATATGCGGGGTGCTCTTCAGGACGGTTCTGCCCGTGTCACTATATGGGATGCTCTTGATCCAAAGGCCTTGTTTGTCAATCAGGCTAAGGAGTTGCTACTGGGTAAGCCTGGGTATATTGGTAAGTATTTTGGACACTTAGATAACGCCTCTACCTACCGGCTACAGTACTACACCAACTACTTTGACTTTGGTAGCCCAACTGCCTTAAAAGTCCTTAAAAAGATAGGATTTGTGGTTATTGGCGGCTCTGGCGATGCTGTAGCCATTAAATGGGGCTTTGATTACAAAGAAAGTTACAGTAGTGAAACAAAAACACTTGACACGGGAACAGTTTACGAGTATAATATCGGGGAATACAATATTGCTGAGTTCTCTAGCGGTATTGTCCTAGACCAGTTTCAGGTCAATGCAGGCGGCACCGGGGCTGTTCTACAGTTAGGCCTAGAAGCAGAATTAAATGGTGATCCTCTTTCTATTCAGAAAATCGATGTCTATGTCGCACAAGGGAAAACAGTATGAGCAATTACACGAAAGCAACTAACTTTGCAGTTAAAGACGGCTATAGCACCGGCAATCCAGCAAAGATTATTAAAGGTACTGAGATTGATGCTGAATTTACTGCTATTGCCTCTGCTATATCATCAAAGGCAGACAGCAACAGCCCTACACTGACGGGGACTCCATTAGCGCCCACAGCCTCTGCTGGCACTAGCACTACACAAATTGCTTCTACAGCGTTTGTTGCCGCAGCAGTAGCAGGGGCTATACCTAGTGGTGGTATTATTATCTGGTCCGGCTCTGCCTCAGCTATTCCTACTGGTTGGGTACTGTGTAATGGTTCTAACTCGACACCAGACTTAAGAGATAGGTTTGTTGTTGGCGCTGGCTCTACCTATGCAGTAGGCGCTACTGGTGGTTCTGCTAACGCTATTGTTGTTAGTCACGACCATACCTTTAGTGGCACAACTGCTAGTAACGGAGCACACCAGCATTATGTTTCTGGTGGAACTTATGCTGGAGCAAAATTAGGAACACTTGAAGCAAATCCAAGCGGTACGTTAAAAGTAGGCGATGCCTTGGGTGGGAATCAAAACCAATACCAGTTGCAAGCAACAAGTTCTGGTGCAACACAAGGGCTTACAAGTTCAGTTAGTGCACATGACCATACATACTCTGGCACAACTGCTTCTTCAGGCTCGTCCGCTACAGGCGCTAACCTGCCACCGTACTATGCTCTTTGCTACATTATGAAGACATGATTACACATCACTTTTCAGATAACTTATATGCTAAAGAATGCTTGTTTCCTAAAGGCACACAGATTATTCAGCATAAACACAAGTACGACCACCTATCAATACTTGCTAAAGGCAAGGTAAAAGTTGTAGTAGATGATGAAGTTTTTGATATTGAAGCACCTCATTGTTTTAATATCAAAGCCGATAAACATCATGGTGTCTTAGCATTAGAGGATTGTGTTTGGTACTGTATTCATGCTACCGATGAAACAGATATTAATAACATTGATGAAGTTTTAATTAAGGAGTAATACCATGCCTTTTATAGCGGCAGCAGCGGCAATCGGAGGTAGTTTAATAAGTTCGCAGGCCTCAAAATCAGCAGCTAGCAAACAAGCAGATGCAACCAGAGCCGCAGCCAGTGCTCAAGAACGTGCTGCACAATTAGCAGCCGAAGAAGCCCGGTTTAGGCCAGTAGGAATCTCTACTAGGTTTGGACAGTCCCAGTTTCAGTTTGATGAACAAGGGCGATTAAAAGGTGCTGGCTATACCACATCTCCAGAGGTACAGGCCCTACAAAACCGACTCTCTGCCCTCTATGGAGACAGTTTAGGGCTTGCAGAACAGGCTGTAGCACCTGCTCAGACCTTGTTTGGTCTTGGTCAACAGTACCTTGCACAGACTCCAGAGCAGGCTCGTAACCAATACTTGCAAGAACAGTATGCAATGCTTGACCCGATCCGTCAGCGTGAAGAACAGAGATTAGGCGCTTCTGTGTTTGGTCGTGGTCGTGCAGGCCTCAACATTGGCGATGTAGGTCAGCCTGAGTTGGCTGCATTGGCTAATGCAAGGCGCACACAAGACCTGCAATTGGCTGCACAGGCAGAACAGGCTGCTAGGGACCGTATTGCTTACGGCACTGGATTGTTTGGCGAAGCAGCTAAACTGGGAACAACTGCATTGTCACCATTCCAAACCCAGTTCGGTTTATCTCAGTTGCTTGAGAAGGCAGGTCAGCAACCACTGGACATTGGTGCTCAGTTGGGCGGCAGGACAGCTACTGCTGGCGCTACTGCCGGAGAAGCACTCCTGCGTGGTGGTTTAGCAGCGTCACAGACCAGACTTGGTGGTCAGCAACAGCAGATTGCCTCTAACCAGTTAGCGGGTCAGAACCTGATGAACAGTTTCTTTAAGAGCCTAAACTTTGGCGAGAAACAAGCACCTGCTCCTATTTCAATACGAGACGTGTATAGCGGGACTAGCGGTAGTGGTTTTAGTTATAACCCTGACATTGATACATCAGGCGGTTATCTCGGCGAATTCGGACCAGCAGTAGTGGATTACAGTGGCGGTTACAGCCCTTACTAAAGGAAATATAATGGCAGAGCAAACATTATTTGGTTCTTATAATCCTCAGTTGATACAGCAGGCTATCGAGGCTGAAAGAGAGCGTAACCTATTAGAACAGGCTAAGTTAACTCCACAGCAGATTAGTATGCTTGGTTCTGCTAGGGCTGGTCAGCAGTTAGGCGGCGCATTGGGTGGTGTTGTTGGAAACTTATTTGGAACCACGCCAGTGCAAGACCCAAGGCTACAGCAGGCACAGTTGGGACAGCAAGCCTACCAAGAAGCCTTAGATGCCTCAGGTGGCGATGCCTCTTCACCAGCATTCTTTAAGAAGTTATCTTCTTCTGCGGCTAGGTTGGGTGTAACTACCTTGGCTCAACAGGCTGCTGTGCAAGCAGCTAGACTAGAGTCTGAACAAGCCCTAAGAGTACAGAGATTAGCGTCAGCACAAGCATCATTAAGAGAAAAACCTGTTGCTGATGGAAGCAAAGAATATCAAAAGTATAAAGAACTAAAAGCATTGGGAATGAGTGATCCTGAGGCCCGTAATGCTGCTTATGGTATTAAACCTGCTGCTGCCGGTGAAGAAGGTCCTAAGGTTGGATTCAGCAAAACAGGCGTTTACACTAATCAATTTGGTGAGGTTATTCCCGCTACTGAGATGAGTAAGCAAAGGACTGGTTTTCAATCAGCAGAGGACTTATTAAATAAACTAAATAAAATTACAGATGAGGACATTAAACAGTCTGAGTCTATTATTGATTACACGCAGGGAGAAGCTAGAAAAACAATTGGCGGTAAATTTGCTTCTAAGACATTAGATGCTCAAACTAAGATTGCCGCAGGCCAACTTCTTCAACAGATTGAGGCATTACCACCAGGGTCTGCTTCAGATGCTGACATGAGGGCTGCATCAAGGTCGTTCCCAGGATATGGAGATGCTACTGCGCTTCGTAATTGGGTTAACAGAACTAAAGCAGACTTAAATGAATCTTTATCTAGACAGTCAGAAAGATATGGTTTTTCACAGAAAGTAAAAGCAACTTCTCCAGTAGGCACTGGTAAACAAAACGCAAAGGCTTCAGCAAAACCAGTAGGCCTTTCAGATGCAGAGTGGAATGCAATGACACCGGCAGAAAAGGAACTGTTTAAATGACCTTAGAACAACAACAGGCTTTAGCCCGTGCCCGTGCTCGACTTAGGGTGCAACAGCAAGAGGCAGAATCACAACCAAGCTATGAAGGCTTCTTTGAAACAGGCGTTCCATCAGAAGAGCCTGCACAGATAGGAACTTTTGGAAAAATTGTAAAAGGTGCCTTTGTTGATCCGCTTGAGGCCATCACTCAGATTGTAGGCGGTGAGGCTGGCAGGAGGGGTGTTGCTGAACGTGAGGCAGCCTATCAAGCAAGACGGCAACGGATGGGCGAAGAAGGTATTGAAGGTGCTCGTTTATTTGGTAACGTGATAAGCCCTATTGCCAACATACCTGTTCTAGGTGTGGCGCAACGTGCAGCACAGGCAACTACCCTCGGTGGTCGTGTAGCTGCTGGTGCCGGTGCAGGTGCTGCTGGTACATTGCTACAGCCTGTATCAGAGGCTCCTAGTGCCTTTGGAGACTTTGCTGCTGAAAAGGTTGAGCAGTTGGGATTAGGTGCTGTTCTAGGCGGCTTCATACAAGGCGGCGTTGAGACCATCAAAGGCGGTGCTAAGTTCTTAGTGGACCTGTCTAAGCCCATGACTAAAAACGGTCAAAAGAAGATTATACAAGAATACTTTGATGATCTTGCTGGCCCAGATAAGGCAAAGGTTATAGCAGCACTAAACAAAGCAGATGAACTTGTTGAAGGCAGTAGGCCAACAGCAGCGCAGGCTTTAGCAGAGGTTCCAGAGGCAGTTAATCTATTATCAGCACAAGCTAGAATTGCTCGTACTCCAGAAGGTGCTCCTATCTTTGCTCGTAGAGAGGCAGAGCAACAAGCAGCAAGGCTAGCAGAATTACAAACTGTCGGAGGCACAGAGGCTGACTTGTTAGCAGCGCAGGCTGCAAGAACAGGGGCTACTGCTCCATTGCGTGAAGAAGCACTGATGCAGGCAAACATTGCTGGTGAGTTAGCGCCACGGTTAGAAGCCGATGTTGCAGCTAGAGAAGCAAGCCGCATTCGAGCATTACAAGAACAAGGGCGGTTTCAAACAACAGCAGCAGAGCAGGGTGTGTTAGCACAACAGCCTTTTACCCCTGTTGCTGGATTACCTAGAGTTTCTAGCCGCTACAGCCCAAGTGTTGACCGTATTGTTGAGGCAACTGAAGCTGCTAAGGACAGTGGAAACATTGTTGCACAGAGGACAGCAGAGCGTGACTTTAAAGCAATTCAACTACAAAGTTTAGCCGATGAAGGTTTCTTTCCTCTTCGTGTAAACGATATTGTTGGAAATGTATCC